CTATCCTTGAAAACATAATTAGAAATTCTATTGAAGAGAATTTTGCACAGGAAGGACGCTTCGGAGCAGGTATATTTGGTGGTGGAAACTCCCGCTGGCATAAATCATTACGAGCCCGGAAGCAAAGCGGAAAAACCTTACAGGATACTGGACAGTTAGCCGCGTCTATTCAGGTGAAAGCAAGTTCAGATGCTAAAATCACGATTGAAGCAAACGCAAAAGATTTAATTAAATTCAATGCAAGTGGTGATTTCAAAATAAGAGTTGGTTCAAACAAAAAATATGCTGGAATCCATCAATTTGGCGGAACGATTAAGCATCCCGGCGGCACTCCGTTTTTACCATTTAAACCAACAAAAAGGAAAGCCGGCTTTATGCCTAACCAAATGATTTTTATCTCAAAGAAAAAAGCAGAAGAATTAAAAGCAAAAGGCATCCCAGTGCGATACACAAAACCACACGATATTAAAATGCCCGCCCGCCCATATCTTGTTTTGCAAGATGAGGATTTGATTGAGATTAGAGATAAATTTGCTGCCTGGATTGGCAAGCAGTTTTAGGTTTTTCATTCTAACATAAGTATTATGAATTATACTAAAGCTGCCTGCACTCAATTATGCCCAGTGTTTAGCTAGGCATATCTTTTTTTGGCAAATTATTTTGTTAAACCATTTCTTTTAGAAAATGGAATCCAGTTAGCTACCGATTTTTCAAATTTAGCTCTAAGCTCTTCAATTGAAATAGTTATTTCTGGAGGTCTATTAGCTATATCGGATAAATCGGCAGAAATATTTTTTAACTTTTTTTGTTTTTCTAAATAATCTTTGTAATTCTTAAAATGCTCTTCTATTTCCTCTGGAGTGAATATAAAAGTGCTATCATTATCTTTAAACATTTCGTTTTTTTCGTTATTCATTGTTTTCACCTCTCCAAATATCTTTTAAAGTTTCAAGAGATAAGCTATCTGTATTCTGCTTGGTAAATTCGAATAGCAAACTATCATTTTTATAGACGTCAAAACCAACAGGAGTTCTGATAAGCTCGAAAGTATGCTTAGTTGGTTTTAATTCATCATCTTTAACTAATTGATTATAACAAGTTAAACCAATAATTAAACCTGTTATTAAACCAAGAACTAATGAGAAGAAGGAAAAATCAAACCACTTAAATTTTTCTTTAATCGACATAAATAATCCTTTCCCTTATAAGTAAAACTTTATACAAATATATAAATATTTTTATTATAAAATTTAGATGCGCCACATCTTTATTATTGAATTTAACTAACATCGACATAACTTATTACTGTTTGCAATAAATGGTCGTAACTATCTTTCATTGCTTCAGCTTTAAATTCCTTAATTATTTTATTAATCTCATTTGTTTCCAGAGCGTAATATTCTCTTAATCCATTTTTTAAAGCATTTGTTACGCGTCCTATAATGCTAAATGCATTTCCATCTAAACCGGTTAACTGCACTTCAATTTTATTATATTTTGGAATCATATTCCCATTCTCCTGATTGAATTAATAAATTTTGTTTTGCATATTTATCACAAAGATAAATCCAAGCTTCGACTTCACCTGATGCTAACTGCACTTTCGTTTTTTCACGTTTATAAAATACTGGATGCCCTTCAAGTTTATCTAATTTAGCTAAAACTATATCATCGACTTCGTAAAGTTCACCGATAGCAGTCCCGTTGCCTCTTGCAGCAAATGGGAGCGGGCCAGAGGAATAAAGATTAATTCCCGGTGCATTTACTTTCAATGATATTACTTTGGATTTGTTAATTAAAGCGTGGTTGCCATAGCCACGCTTTAATGTTCCATACACAAAAACTTTATGCATCCTCCACCTCCGTCAAATATCCGCTTTCAATTAATCCGATAACAAAATTATCGTAATTGCTACAATCAATTTCTGCTCCGTTAAATGTTTTACAGGCATCAGCGGTATTTTTCATAAATTGGAATACATCTTTTTTATATCCAAACAATGAAGTTATGTTTAACCGCTTAATTAATTGTTCGTTTGAATCTGCTTCAATCTGTCCGCCACCTAATAATTTGAATTTCATTTTATTTCCCTTTCTTTTACAAAATTATAAATATATTTAGTTACTTGCTAATTGATTTGCTCTCTCTTGAAAATATCTTATAAGCTCATCTGGTAATAATCGTTGGAAGCTCGACCAGTTACTATCGCTTACAACAGCATTCTTTGAAAACTCGACTAATCTTGATAAAAACATAATCCAATTTGATATTTTCTTAAAATCTACCGTTCCAGAATGCTGTCTGAACTCAACACTTCTGTGTCTCCAGTATGATTGTGAGTTGAGTTTATAATATCTGTCATCACGTCCAAATTTACTTTGAATCATTCGTAATCCATTTTCTACTGATTGCACATTATTAACATCGTTAATTTTTCTTTCATAATTGTCAATCCGATTACTTTTTAAGTAGTAATTTGAATTCTCTCTTCTGCTGTTAGGCATAAATGAATCAATCTGTGGCTCTAATTTTGCATAGTTGAGATAAAGATTTTTCCAGGTTTGTAAGTTAAAATTTTCTGCGTCTAAGTGAATATGTAATCCGCAGCTACGATTAACTTTTGTTTCGATTCCTTTCAAAATTATACATACTGTTTTTAATTCTCTTAAGCCAGCTTCTCCTGTTAATTTAGGGCTTACTAATTCAAAAGAATTTTCTCCACTAACTGAACTATCGCCTACAATTTTCCAGTGGCTTCTGCTTTGATGATTGTAACTTTCACTTTCAATTTCAATTCCGGCTGCTCTCAAATCCTCAATCAAATCTTCTCGTTTAATACCGTAAGCTTCAATCTCTACTCCAAAAGTATGATTGAATTCAAAGCTCGTTAAAGCCCATTCGGCATCATCAATTACTTCGGCAATCCGTCTGGTTTGTCTAATTCGTTCAGGGTAAATACTTTTATAAACATTATGAACAAATCCGTAATTGCAATTTAGTAAGTTTGCAACTTCGATTCGGGTGTGCCCTAATCTTAAAAGTTCCTTAATCCTCCAGGTCTTCGTCCTGTTTACTGTGTTTAAAATTTGTTCTGTTGTCATTGTAACCTCTTTAATATCAAATATTTAATTATCAATTTACTTGGTTACAACTTAACATATAAAACATCGAAAGTCAAGTTATATTTTTAAATAACTCATTTATTTTCAACTAATTAAAAGAATTTTTATTTTTTTGTTTAGCTTGATTTATTAGTTTCAGGCACAGGTTTTGTAGGGGCGCCATAAGGTGTGCCTGATTCGATAGTTTTTACATTTCTCTCTTTATAAAAAATTTACAAACCGACCCTCATTTGGTAATTTCTGAATTCTTTTTTTTTACTTGATATATTCCATCAGCTACCAGAATAAAAATTCAACTGTGACGATTTGTGTGGCTATTTCTTAAACAAATTAAATCTCATTATCTTTTATTTTTGTATCAATATTTTTCAAATATTCTTTAATTGTTCGTTCAGACATACCAGTTTCGTGGCATAGTCGTTTAATTTGAATATCTGGCTCTAATTTCATTCGCTTGCTAAGATATCGAACAATTAATGGCTTGATTAATTTGATTTGTGGAACAGTGAAGTTCATTCCATCGAAATATTTAATCATCAACCTAATCACATCAAGCCCATCACCGCAATAGAATCTTTCCTGCTGTAATGATTCTACATTGGCTTCCTTCATTATATCGACAAATAGCCCTAATGATTCTGGTAAATCATTTTCTTTTAAGCATTTTAATATTGCATCAGTTTTCATCGGTAACCATATTTATTTAGATAAAAAATTCGTAATGAGTATAACAATATTCTTTTTTTATTTTGAATTATTATTAATTGCTTGTTTAATTAATTGTATTGTTTCATAACAAATAAGCATATTAGGAACAATTCTAAGTACTTTCCAACCTAAAATTGTGGCTCGGTTATACTTTTCGCAATCGTTAATAAATCCTTTTCCTCTTGTATGTCTTCCGTTAATCCAAACGCCTCCTTCAATTTCCAATGCAATTTTATATTCCGGGAAAGCATAATCGAATCGCCATCTTCTTTCACAAAATCTATATTCCTTCATCGGAACAGTTAATCTTTCTTTTTTTAAAAGCTCATAAAATATTTTTTCGTTAAGCTCTGAATTTTTTATATTAATTTTTTTCATTTTTTGTTTTGATACAATATTTTAATCCCAAGTTTTTTTGCTAATTCAATTTCAATTTTAGCTCCTTCAGAATCTTTCCAGTCTAATAAAGCATAAACCACATCGCAATCTACAAGTTCTTTAATACATATACGCATTGCTTCCTGCCATTCTGTATCTTGAGCAATAATTTTAGTTGGGTTAATAACTGCATAATTTTTAGAATACAGTTCGCATTCTGCTTTATTGAACTTATTATAAATTTTGTCATAATGCTCGCCACTTATTTTCCCTGCAATATATATTTTTGGCATCATAAAATTTCCTTTCTTTAAAAAGCAGGTTCTTCTTCAGTAATATTATTATCAAATTCTTTTGGGTAACCTTCAGAAGTTAATTCAAGATAATCATCTAATTCATTATTCTTTTTTACGTTTGTATCTTTTTCATAATATCGCTGGCAGCTAATATCGAAATCGAATTTAGCATATCCGATTCTTCCAATGTATTTATGCTTCACTTTCTGAATATAGACTTTTGTATAACTTATTCCCTGCTCTTTAGTAAATTGACGATATACACTTATCCCGTTGTCAACTACGTTATACCAGTTAGCAGAACCGCTAATATCGTAAAGTGTTGGAACTTCAAACAATTCCGGGTCTTTTGCCTGCTTTTTGATTTTTGTTGGATGTGCAACAATGATTGTATGCAAATCGTGAGTTCTTGAAAAATACTTCACCTGATTTAAAGCTCTTCCGATGTAATCTGTAATTGTTTCGCCACGTTCTTTTTGATGTTCGATTGTATTCCAAGGGTCAATTATAAGAGCTTTTACTCCTTTTCTCAAAACCAATTCTGAAGTTGCGTTCAGTATTTTATTGAGTTTGAAATCGACTACATTGTCTGGCAGAATAAAGAAAATATGTTCGTTTATAAATTCTACTGCCGAAATTAATTCAGCTTTAGTCATCTGGTTATGATAATTTGGCAGGAATGGTTTGCCTACCAGTATTTCACATAATCGAATAAGATGTATTTCAATCGTTGCATTTTCAGGACTAAACACTGCAAATTTCCAATCGTATTTTACTGCAAGTTTAAGTAAAAGCTGGTCAACGAAGTTTGTTTTCCCGTGATTAGGAATTCCTGTAACCACTGTTAGTTGTGAGCCATAGAAAGTAAATAATTCATCGAATTTTTTGTAACCAGTATTAGCTCCGTTTGGTATTCCATTTTCAAAAAGGTTTTTCAGTTCGTTAAATCTTGAAATCGCAAGTTGAACTCCTTCAATTGGGTATTGTTCTGCATTTTCAATACATTGCTGTAATTTCTCTTTGCTGTATTTAACCAGCACATCGTTTGCATCTTTGCAATCCTGCGGATATTTCACAATCCAGCATTTTGACTTTCCAAGTCGCCGTGCAAGTTCTTCACGTAATCGGATTCCCGGAGCATCAGTATCGGTTGCTAAATATATTTTAGTTTTGTTATTGAAATATTCAGCGCAATTATCAAGATATTCCAATTTTGTTGTAATATTCTTTGCATTCGGATTAATAGCTCCATCTGGAACAGAAACTGCGTAATTGTAACCGGCAACTTCAAAGGAAAGAGCATCTATTTCACCTTCAGTAATAATACATTTCGTTTCATTAAGAATATCATTGAGTTTGTAAAATACTTTTTGCCCTCCTTTCACCTGTTGAAAATGCTTTTGTGGGCTTCGGTATTTGATATTTACCAAAGTATCATTTACGAAGTAATTGAAACAAACGCAGTTTTCATTCTTATTGCTTTGAGTAAGGAAAATATTTTCAAGAGTAATTTTATTTCGTTCAATCACCTCTCTTGGTATTTTCCTTTTCGCAAACCAGAGATAAGCATTCGCACTTGGTGGGATTGCTTTTGTTGGAACAGGTTTAGGAATGAATTTTTTCTCTTCTCTCAAATTTAAGCTACCACTCCAGCTACAATTATGACAGAACCACGTTCCTTTTTCCAAATTCACGGCAAGGCATTTATCAAATTTTTTCTTACGTTGGGCAGAACATCGTGGACATAAAGTACGCTGCTCTACTACGCCGTTATTTGATATGCCTGTAATTCCAAAATCTTCAAATTTTAGTTGCATTTCACTCCACTGATTAAATTATCATTCTATCTTCTATGGGATAGCCATCATCATCGAAGCGTCCATATTCTTCATACCAAATTGAAATTATGTTAGCTGGCATCCAGTTCGTAAAACTATGCGTACTCTCAAACTTAAGCATAGTACCTCTAAACTCTTTTACTTTCCATTTATTCCTCACCATTATAGCAAAAGTAGCATCAGCTTTTTTTCTATACATACTTTTCTCATTAAGCAAGTCTTGCTCTGGGAAAAGAGCATCCATAATTTTTAAGAACTGCTCTTTCTCAACATGCCCAATCAGGTCTTTCGTATTGGTAATTTGAGCTTGTTCCATTGTTGTTATTCCTTTTCTTAAATTGTGGTAAAAATACATCGTAATAGCGAGTTCCGTCTTTCGATTTGTTCCGTAGCTTGCATGCAGATAAGAAATGGTTACTCCAGAAATCATCATTCCTTGCCCATTCAGTTACTTTGTATATTTCTTCTTTTTCTCTTTTATCTTCTTTTACCAAATCATCGAATGTTTTCGCCCATCTTTTCATATCTGAATCCGTAACTTTTTGAGTCTGAGGTAAAAGTTTTTTAAAGAAAATAGCATATTGCTCACCTTCACTAATTTCTGTTTCAAAAGAAGAAGAATTCGAATTATCAGAAAATAAAATATTATTTTCTTTTTTATTTATTTTTTCTTTATTTTCTTTTCTTTTACTTTCTTTTCTTTTCTTTTGTGCGGTTTCTGTCAGATTTAGGGTAGTTTCTGTTCGATTTAGGATAGTTTCTGTATGCAATAACTCTCTATTTTCGGCAGAAACGTTTGAATCATCATTTAGAATCCAGTAAACCAATTCATTATTTTTTATTCTCCTTTTTGTTGCTTCTAACCATCTTTTTTGAATTCCTCTACTTGTCAGGACGCTAAACGAATTAAACACGGCTTTATCGAAGAAGCCCCATTTAACTAACCCAGCGATAACTTCCGACACGAGAGTGGCTGGCTGACCTGATTGTTTAGCAATTTTATATTTAAATGCGTCAGAACACTCTGCAAAATAACCATTTCGGTATATCGCACAGAGAACCCTTATAACAATACATTCGCCTTTTGCGCCATACTCGCTTGATACAGGAATGACTTTTTCGTCTTCAAAAATATCAACATCTAAAGGAAAATATTCTAATCCATTTTTTAATGGTCTTGCCATAATTTTACATATCAAAAGAATAATTCACAGCTTCTTTTTTAATAATATCCAGTAAAGTATCGTTAGTTAAATTCTTACTTAATTTAACTAATCTAATGTCAATATCGTATCCAAATATCAGGTAATCATCAAATTCAAGTATATTGTTATCTTCATAAATGAGTTTGTTTGGTATTTGAGCAAATACTTCCGGCTCTGAAGTAATGAGTTTTTTTAAATTGTCTTCATTCAGTTCGATAACGTTATAATCATCAAATTCAAGCGTATAATTTACGTAGGGATTAATATCTTTCACGTCAAGTAATTCAAGAGTTTGAAGCTGGATTGTTATTTCCTTTTTCAGTTCATGGTCGATAAAATGTTTGCAGGGAACATCCAGCATTCTGTATTCATTCGAGAGAATAGATTGGATTTCACGTCTCTTTGTTTTCGCATACATCATCTCCGATTCTTTCGTTTTAATTTGAGATTTAAGAGTTTCCCGAATAGATTCGAGTTCATCTTCGTATTGTTCTTCTTGCTTTCCGTAGTACAGCAATTCTTTTTGCAATTGCTTTTTATCTTCTTCGGAGAGCGGGCATTTTTTCAAAAAGTAATTTTCCATTAAGCACCTCATAATTATTGATTTATAAATTGTAAATTTTCATTTTTTTTAATTTCCATTGATGGGTATAATAACACATCACCATTACAAAATTCAACAGAATGCTCTTTTTCTTTATAGGCATCGTTATCTAAATTTTTAAGTAATTCTACTTTAAGGAACTCAAGTTCTTCGAGTGCTTTTTTACTCGAGAGGAATTCGTTAAATACCAATTTTTCTTCGAGTATCAGTGCGATAATTTTAATCATAATATTTTCAGTTTTCATTTTGATTCCCTTTTATTTCTTCTAAAAGTTTAATAGCTTTCTTATTTAATTGTTTTCTGGAAAATTCATCGTTGTATATTACTGCTTTATTTATTTCTTCTTTTAATTCTTCATCAGCTTTCGCTATAATTTTTTCTGCTTCTTCTAACATTTTATCCTGAATTTTCTTTTGATAATATTCTGGCATTTCTATTTTAGATCCAGGCGGTATCGTTATTCCCATTATATCTCTCTCTCTTTCTTCATTATTAATTCAGGAATTCTATTTTGTAATTTTATTCTTGTGTTATCATTTGTCATAAACTTATTCCATGCCCTTATTAAATATTCAATTTGGGTAAATGATGATAATTTGAATCTTGCATCAATTTTATGTGAAAAATAATTATGCCTAATTTGTTTTATAGATTCAACTCCTTCTTCCTCTTGAATTAACTTTTTTAAAAAACTATAAATATCTTCTTTATTTACTCCAATATCTTCTAATATTGCAGCAAATTTTAGGCAATATGTTGTTGTTAATGGCTTATTTTTAGATTTATAAGTCGATACTTCACTATAATTTTCAATAATATTATTTATAAATTCTTTGTTATCTTCATAATAATTATGAATATCAATATTTGTTATATTAAATTCTTTACTTTTAATAGAGTTTTTTGTCCTATTTCCTTTCTCATCTTTGGCTGTATAGAATGCTGATTCTAATTTCCTTGTTTTTTTATAGACCAATATCCCTTTAATAATAGCTACTACTTGGCCTGCTTTATTTACTCCATTAATTTGAAACGCATTTTGAATTGTTCTTCCACCTTGGTCAATAAATAATATAGAATCCTTCCTGCAATTATAACAAACATTTAATTCTAATGTTGAGTTGGAGTCTATAATTGCCATTAATCTATGCTGTCCATTTATTAAGTTGCCATCAGTATCAAAAGCAATATTTTCTGAAGAACTTTCATTCCACTGATTAAGAGCCATCATTTTAGAAAAATTTTTTACTTTAGTTATACAAATATTCCTATTCTTTTTATTTCTTTTCAGCCACTCCCTTGCTATTTCTGGAGTTATAATTTTTTTGCCTTGAATTGTGTTATTCATAATTTAACTTTCTTGTTTGTTTAAAATATTTAAATGATTTTATTTTTTTTATTTATTTTAAGAGACTACAGTCTTATTTTTCAAATCAATATTCTTCATTGCAGTTTCTACTTCGGAACGTGAAAACAATATTCGTTTACCAATTCTTTTGAATGGTAAGATGCCCCGTTTTCTGTAAGCCCAAATAGTTGGCAACGATATACTGAGTAACTCAGAAATTTGATTAATTGTTAGGTATTCGTCTTGCTTGGTTACTGGGTTCGGAGTGCTTAACTTATTGCTAATAGCAGTTTCAATACTTTTTTGTATGAATCGGCATAGCTCATCTGCGGTTAAGGTGGTGATAATTTGTTGATTTGTGTTCATTTAAGCTCCTTTTTTTAATTTAGTATTTACTTTATTTATATATTTTTCTTTCATTTCAAAGAATTCATCACAAGCGAAGAAGTTTAATCGTATTACGCATACCTCTCCTTTGTTGTTTTTTCTTGCATTGCAAACATAAGTTTTATGCCCATTTACAGTTACAAATTCGCTATGTTTGCAGCTTCGGCAACGTAATCCGTCCTCAGCGTTCTTGCCATACATATATTGCGGTATGATTTTATCTCTTGGACTGAAGTTATCTATTTTATGATTCTTTATTAATACCATTTATTCTATCCTGAATTTCAAAAACATAATTTTCATCATACTGCATAAGTTTAATTTGCAGTGCCTTAATAAGCTTATCCTTATGGAACAGCGTATTATTCCAATCGGTTTGACGTCTTTTCCAATAGTTGTCAATCCCTTTCAACTGGAGTAAATCATTTTGCAAATTAAGGAGTTGCCAATCCTTTTCCTGCAACATCGTTACAAGTTTTTTAATTGCTTTTTTCATTTTTCTATTCCTTTTATCCATTCAATAAATTCAATAGCATTTTTAAAAATGACTGGTTTGTTATTTTCATAATAACAATGACCAGTCTTACAATCCATTTCGTAAAGATAATATTCAATATTTTCTTCACTTATTC